TGCCCCAGTTGCCCCTTGTGATCCAGTAGCTCCAGTAGCTCCAGTAGCTCCAGTTGATCCAGTAGCACCAGTGGCTCCAGTGTCTCCAGTTGGTCCAGTATCTCCAGTCATTCCAGTTGGGCCAGTATCTCCAGTCATACCAGTTGATCCAGTCTCTCCAGTAGCTCCAGTATCTCCAGTATTTCCAGTTGATCCAGTAGCACCAGTGGCTCCAGTGTCTCCAGTAGATCCAGTGCATCCTGTGCATCCAGTATATCCTGTGTTTACAGTATCTCCAGTCTCTCCAGTAGCTCCAGTAGCTCCAGTATCCCCAGTTGGTCCAGTGGCTCCAGTACTCCCAGTATCTCCAGTTGCTCCAGTATTTGTATTTGTACCTGGGATGCCTTGTGCCCCAGTTGCTCCAGTTGCCCCAGTTGCCCCAGTTGGTCCAGTTGCTCCAGTATTAACAGCAGAGCCTGGAATGCCTTGTGCACCAGTTGAACCAGTTGCTCCAGTTGCCCCAGTTGCTCCAGTTGCCCCAGTTGCTCCAGTTGCCCCAGTTGCCCCAGTTGCTCCAGTTGCTCCAGTCGCACCCTGTGCCCCAGTTGCGGATGTTAATGTAGAACCATCATGAAAACCGATACTTGTTATATTTCGTAAGTTTGTTGAGCTATCTTGATAATAATCAGAGGATCCAGTAAGACCTTCATCGCCTGTATATTGCAATTTATTATATAGAAAATTGCCCCTGTAATTACCACGAGCTGCCATAATCTTTTAACAAAATACTCTTTATTATATTATTATATATATAGAATTTATTGAAAAAAATTAAAATATATCAAAAGTCGATATGTCTTTTAGATCTTCACTTTCGCAAAGAACTCCATTAAGTGGGGTTTTTTACTCTAATAGTACCGCTCAGTTGCAATCTAATACTGAAACGAATTTATCATTAATTGCATCATTGCAATATGTAATTAATTTTACTAATTATTACATTTATAAGACTTATTTACCGATAAACAATCCAATATTTCAAGGCATTATGAATGGTGGAAATATTACCTTATCAAGTACTTTATCGACTCCAACTATAAATGGGGCAGTGTCATTTACAGGATCACCAACTATACAGGGACAGCCACTCGATTATGATTTATTGGGCGAGATAAAAATGTGTATAAATGAATTGCCATTAAATTTTTTATTATGTGATGGCTCAAGTTATGCCACGGCAAATTATCCAGATTTATTTAATATAATTGGATATACTTATGGTGGGTCTGATGATAATTTTAATGTGCCAAATTTTGAATCATATATACCAATTGGAGCAAATTCAACTTCGTTAAATGGAAATCCTACAAGCAATTTTGTATATGGTAATGGTCAATCTGGGGCAATAAATACAGAAACTATTTCATATAGCAATGGGGCATCATTATTAACTGAGATACCAACACATGATCATAGCATTACGGATCCAGGGCATTCTCACAATTTACCTTTTTCTAAAAATGAAAATATCTATGTTTCAATTCCTATTATTGATCCTTTCCTTCAATTGGCTCAAGGTCCTTCAATATTTCTCCCCATAGGTGGTACAAGTATAGCTTATGCGAGCACAGGTATAACTTTTGAAGACACTGGACCTAATATACAATCAATTGACCCTGTGTCAAACCTTTCAGGAGTAAATGTAAGCCCTCCATATGTTTCTATGAATTTCTGTATTTGTTTTTCCGAAACATAATAAAATCTTTTTAATATAAAGATAATCTTTTTTTTTAATGGCATACAGAAGTTCATTAAGCCAGAGGCGGTTAGATGGCCAATACTTTAGTAACAGTTCGGCCACTGATTGGCCAGTTTCTGAGTCCAGCACTTCGTATATTGCTAACTTGCAATATGTACAGGATTGGGTATCACAAGCATATAGTGGGTTTTTAACAATAATCAATCCTCAGTTCACAGGCTTACTAAGTGGGCCGTCAATAACATTAACTGATGCATTAAGTGTCCCCACTATCACATCAAATACAAATTTTACAGCGGTGCCTACAATAACGGTAAATAATACAGTTTATAATATATCAACAGTCCCAGTAGGTACCATAAAAATGTTTATAAGTAATATATCTCCACCACCTGGATATATACCATGTAATGGTGCATCCTATGCAACAACTGCATATCCTGCATTATTTAATGCAATACAGTATACATATGGGGGTGGTGGTGCTAATTTTAATGTTCCAAATCTACAAAGCTATTTTCCAATTGGTGGAAATTCAAGTAATGCTTTAGGGTGTTCTACAAGTAATTATGCAACTGGAAATGGTGCATCTGGGGCAACTAACACATTTGCATCAACTTCTAACTTTGGAGGATCATCTACAGCAGTGGCTCCTTTAATGACAAAAGCACCATCCCACTCCCATACTATAAGCGATTATGGTCATGCTCATACGACACCTCTCACATCAGAATCTGTTTCATTTCTACCAATTCCTGAGGTATACGTAATATCGCCAGACAGTACTTCTGCATATATTACTGGTCTGAGTGTTTCAAATATTTTAATCAATAATACTGGTACAGGTATTCAAGCAACTGATCCTATAAGTGGATTATCTGGGGTAAATGTTAGTCCCCCATATTTGGCTGTATTTTATTATATTGCAATTTAATAATTATCTAATTAGATAAATAAATATACTAATATATAATAAACTATTTTAAACTAAAATGCCGAGAACAAATGTTGATTATTCTAAGACGGTCATTTATAAGATTGTTTGTAATGATTTAACTATTACAGATTTATATGTTGGATCAACAACACAATTTACGAGAAGAAAAACTGAGCATAAATATCATTGTTGTACAGATACAAGTAAAAAATATAAAATAAAGATATATGAAATGATTCGAAGTAATGGGTGTTGGGAAAATTGGGCAATGGTTCAAATTGAAGAATTTCCGTGTGCAAATGGGAATGAGGCAAGGGCAAGAGAGAGGCATTGGTATGAGCAATTACAGGCAACATTAAATACTCAACATCCAAATAGAAGCCAACAGGAGAAGACTCGTGCAAATTATATTAAAAATGCAGAAAGGTGTAAAGAGTATACAAGAAATTATACTTTATTACATAAAGAAGCGATATTGGAGAAAAACCGACAATCGTATAAATTAAATAGAGATAAGATTTTAGCAAAAAATAAAGAAAAGCGATATATGTGTGAATGTGGGACAGAATGTAAATTTTATACAAGAATGAAACATTTTAAAACATTAAAACATCAATCTTTTGTAAATGGGCAAAAAGAGACTATTGTATAATTGTAATTAATAATTATTTTTTTTTATTATATTCGTTAAAGTATATAATAAGTAAATCTTTGACCGCTTTAAAATTCAAAACTTTTTATCGATTCTTTTTCAAGCATGAGCGACAGAACAATACTCTCACCCCAAAATGCAAATGCATTAAATACTATTTTTGGTGGATCTGGCACCAGTGAACTATCTTGTTCCGAACTGGTTATTAATTCAGGAAATACATTACCAGTGTTATTAAATTCTAATACTGGAAATAATTTGATAATTACAACTGGGGCTAATCAAGGTCTTCAATTTTCAACTGGTGTTGCTGGTGGCACAATTACTTGCACTGGTAATAACCAATTAACAACTAATTCAACTATGATAATTCCTCAAATTTTGTTTAAAGATCCCCTCGGTGCAGCAAACACAGTATATTTGCAGGAATCTAGTACTAATAACTTATTACTTACATCTGGCGCAAATACTGGAATTCAATTCTCAACTGGGGTTGGTAGTGGCTCAATTACTTGCACTGGGGCTAATGCATTGACATGTGCAGGTAATTTTTCTGCTACGACTTATGGTGGTGGAATTGGTAACTTATTCGCACAATATGGGTTTAGTGCTTTAGCCGGTGGTACAGCTAATGGTGTAAGTTTTGCAATTCCCAACTTTGTTGGATCTGACACAACTTCGTATGTAATATCTGGAAATGGTACTACTGTTGATTCTCCGCCCAATGTTTTATATCCATTAATTTGGAATGTTTCATGGTTGAGTACGGTTGGAACCACAACGAATGTTCTTGTCACAATTACTAATGTCGGAAGTGCTACTATTACTGGGGTTATTAATTTTTCCGTTATTGCAATGAATTAAATCAAAAAAAAATAAAGTATAATTTTTTATATTAATAATTATATAATGGAGTTATCAGAAATCTTCTGGACTTTCGTTATTAGTTCATGTATAGCATTTGTATTAGCAATGGCAAGAATGGCCTATCGTTCTAAATGTGAGAATGTTGAGTGTTGTGGTTGTATTAAGATAACCAGAAATATAACTGCTGAGATTGAGTTAGACGAAAGGGAACCCCCAAGCCCAAGCCCAAGGCCTCAAGATAATAGTCAAAGGGTTTAATATATCTAATAATATAGTATTATTTTTTTTATTATGGGACTTACAATTTATATATTTCCAAATGATGTATGGTGTATCATAAAAGAATATTTATTTCATGGTATATTTGAGTATCTAACAAAACTAAGAATCCCACAATTAAAAAATTTAATTAGTATAACATTTTTAAACAGAATACCTTTCTTTCCTATTGATCGTGTGAAATATAAAAACACATTAGTCGGATTTTTTATAAATGAATTAAATAAGCATGATCGTAATAAACAAAATATAATAATAAAAAGAACAAAACAAATAATGAATGAAATGCAAGGAAATATGGAAAGTGAATTAGCGATGAGAAGTTATGCAGATTTAAATGTTAGAATATACGGTTTCTATAATTTTTATAATAGAAATTGAAATAGAAATTTTTCATATTAAACATTTGAAATAATATAGTATAAACAATATAAAATTTAGATATTGATACAAATACAAAATGTATAATCTTCCAATTATCGATGGTGACTGTTGCAATAAAAATCGTAATGGTTATTCATGTCGCTGTAGTAAGGGAAGAATTGACTATGCAACTGAAAGACATAATAACCGTATAGCGGTTATAGATCTTATTAAAAGTGAAAAGCATTACACGCAATTAATACCCCCATTTGATATTCCCGATAAAATAAAAAGATTTATTCGTAATGAGATTAATGGCTATGATCAAAAATATGAATTGGACAAATTAATATATTCATTGACATATAAATATAAGAGTAAATCTCCATTGATATCGAATATGATTAAAGATGCATATGAATTCCTTAAGTATAATTTAGGCGACATGCAAATTTCTGATGATAATATGGAGCTATTAGATAAACTTTTAAAAGATAGAAATAAAAATAAAAATAAAGTTAAAGCCACAGTTAAAAAAATAAATCCAATAATAATTGAATTTTTCAAATAATTTATGAAAAATAAATAAATTTTTATTTTTTTTATAATGATTATAAATATCTAACATAGATAATTACAAATATTTATTTAACATTCATAAATTATCGTAATTTTAAAATAAAAATATCATTATATATGTATTATATGGATAAATTGAAGTAAAAATACCGGTATTTTTACCTTATATTTAATGATTTAAAGTATTTTTACAGTTATAATTTATCTAATGAGATATTTTAATGTAAAAAAGTAATTAGATATTATTTATGTTATTATTTTATCTAATGTTTATTTATTTTTTTATTTTACGATAAAATATCATATTAGATATATAAATATGTATTATTATAATATCCTTAACGATGCCAAAAAATCCCATTGACTATAGTAAAAATATTATATATAAGATAGTATGCAAAGATTTGAGTATTACAGACTTATATATAGGATCAACCACCCATTTTATAAGAAGAAAGTACACACATAAGAGAAATTCAATGAATCCAACCATTAGAGATGCACAATTTAAAATATATGAAATTATACGGGCTAATGGTGGTTGGATCAATTGGGATATGGTTGAAATTGAAAAATACCCATGCAATGATAATAATGAGGCTAGGGCGAGAGAGCGATATTGGTATGAGGAATTAAAGCCTACAATGAACTCGATTAGACCAAAGATATCAAAAGAAGAATGGAATGCATATTCAAATACATGGAGGCGAGAACATTATAATGATAAAGATAAAGAAAACAAAAAACGATACCATGAGGCTCATAGATCTGAAAGGCTTGAGAAAATGAGGATATATAGATTACAGCATATAGATAATAGTGATGAGGCCAAGGAGAAACGAAGGATATATATGTTAGAGTATAGAAAGAAAAAAAGGGAATCAAATGCTTAAAATCGTAATTTTTTATTTTTTTGCT